CATTAACCCACCGCAACCCTCTGAATAAGGCACATCTTTGTTTTGTTGATGCCTTTTAAATGATGCCATTCTAGCAATGGTATCACGAGATATTTTCTCACGACTTGCTAGTTGATTAGCTCTGGTCCAACCTACTGGTGTGCCACAATCGCTGCCATTCTCCTCTTTCCACTTCAATGCTCTTTTAGCATTGTTCGTAGCTGCTTCGGGGTAGTCGTTATAAGTTTCTTCTTTTAACTCCAAACTTTTCTCGCCCTCTTGCGCCAAATAAGCCGCATACGCACGCTCCGCACTATCACGTGAGGTGTACATACATTCTCCGTCTCCGATCCTATATTTGCCGTTTGAACAAGCGTATATTGGCATAATTATCTTTTCATTATTAATCTTCCGTTCTCATCCCTTTTCGGCACAAAACCAACTGTGCATCGACAATTGATCGTGAACCCTGCTGGGGCAGTTGGGTCTCCAGGTTGTGCAGCTAGCACCGTATCGCCTTTTTTACCAGTGGATGTGAACGGCTCATTAAAAGGAACTGTTGCACCATCCATGTTAAAATGATCGTAAGAGTTTCTTGGAATCCTACGAGTTCTTATATCACGACTAGCTATCCAAACCTTATCCACTTCAAAGTTATGCAATTTTGCGCCTTCCATTGCGGCATAGTTACTTGCACGCATCACCTCGGTTCTTGCTATTCTTCTTGCCCTCATCATTGCATATCCTAGCTCATCACTTTGTACGATCTGCCTACTTATCTCATCTATACCAAGTCCCTCTGCAACACCTTTGCCAATGATGGCTAGTAATTGCTTTTTTGTTGTCTGCGTAATATCTGCGACAAGCATAAAGCCATACTGAGCCAAAAATTGCATGATGGTAGTAATGAAGTCATCATTTAAGCCAAATGGATTGGCTGCTTTCTGACTCATGTTTCTCACTGCTCTAAATGATGCGTTTCCGAACATAACTGCAGCTTCTCTATAAAGCTGCATCATTATTTTCATCATCTCATCATTCCAAGCGTAAGCACCCATCAGCGTTTGTGCAGCACCCGTACCATAAAGCCTCACATCACTTGCTACCTTCTCTAGGTCTTTGCTAATTGCCTTCTTAAATAAAGAACTATATTTTGCATCGAGCTGCCTACGCATCCTTTCAAACTTCACCCAATATTCGCTTCTTTGCTTCGCGTTCATCGATGCACTTTTGTTTATATGCTATCCTCAATGACATCATCATCCTCTTCTCTACTGCGCATTGCTGCTCGCTCTTCTGCTTGGGATATTTCGTCATCACCATCCTCATTATCTCCTCGTCTGTAGTTTGCGATGTTATCGCTTCCATTGTCCATGCCATCTTCTTCGCTTGGGGGTACTGTAAGATCCATCACTGCTTGTTCAATAGGAATTAAGCCGCTATTGATGTAAGCATACTCAAATGCCCCTTCTCTTTCTTGGTAGTTCATTGCTACACGCTTCTCATCCATTGTTAACCAATTGGCATCACGAAGTGAACGAACCATACGCTCCATGTCTTGCTGCATCTCTGGTAACGCGGTAATGTCGAAATCGATAAAATAATCTTCTCCGTATCTAGGCACCAAAAATTTATTTAACTCATCACGCAACTGACAACACATTGGAATAATTGTGTTGGTGATCAAATCACGCATTGCGTTTTGATAGTTGTTATAGCTTGATGTATCAACATCGAAAAGCACTGCTGGAAGGCCGAAAACTCTACACCATTGGTGCATACTCATTCTGAGTGTGTTCACCAGCTCCATGTCAACGCTAGAAAGTCCAAAGTTTAAATAGTCCCAAGGAGTTTGCAGCACTGCTACTCTTCCCTTGTTATCTATTCCATTTAGATTCTCATTCACCGCACGTTTAATATCGTTCGCTTGATCAATTGTAAATGATGGTACAATGTTACCAAGTGGCTTAGGAGTAATTGCTCCTTTCGCTCCACCGTTGCCAGTCATTGTTGCACTTGCGTCTGCCGCATTGTTACTCATGCGAAGAGTCTTATACGCTGCACGAAGTGGAGAAAGTCCACGCAAATGTGTTCTGCGAGTTGCATCGAAGTCTGGGTTCCAGCTTCTCCACATCATCACTTGCTCTTTCGGTAGATCAACACCAGCACCAATTTGCAGTTTATATCCTGCGATTGCATATACATCTTTCGGATCGGGATAAATCTCTAGGAACTGAGTAGGCAAAATATTAAGCTCACTAAATGTGCCACCTATTCTTCCATCGTTGCCGTAAATATTTCCCTCACCACTTAAATATCTGTAACCAAATAAATTCTCAAAGAACTGATCTTGAGATTGATAAGAGTTAGGTTGCTCAAGAAGTCGTGCTAATGGTGTACCAAGAACAATATTCTCACTGTATGCGTTTTTACGTGCAATAAGAGCTTGCTCGTATGCACCTCTATGTTGTACACCTTTTACAAGTTGCTTGTAACGCATTAAGTTTGTGCGAGCTTTCTCTCCTGGGTTTAGTTTATAAACATACCAAGGAATAGACGCACTCTTACGCGCAAGAAAACTTACAATGGAATAAACATCCGCATTACCAAGATAACCTTGGTTTACGTACTCTATTCCAGTATAATCTTGTATTACCGAACTATTGATGCCGACCATTTGTACTGCACTGGTCGGATAAGGATTGATGCCCTTCTTTTTGAAAATATCAAATAATCCCATGTTGTTATATTGCTCCCCAAGTAACACTTGGGATTGTTAATTTAGAAAATATTGCATATCTCATAGCATCACTGATGTGGTCATTGAACTTGACTGGTTGATCAAGTTTATTACCATTCCTATCCGTTTTCCAACGGTAATTTTTTACCTCTTTTAGTAAATTTACGGAATCTTGATGAATGTATAGTGGAGTAGCCTTAACGGAACGTATTCCCTCAAGTACATCCTTATTAGCTGGCTTCGCATTTAGTCCTTGTCTTACCAACTCTTCAATTGTTTTTGGCTCTGCGGCATCGCAATAAATTTCATCAAACTTATCTATGCCCAAAGCTACAATTTTTTCCACTAAGTCATTTGTAGTAAGTTTTGTTTCGTAGATCAGTTCTTGTACATAAGCCGCATTTTCATAAAACACAACCTTGACCATTGCACTTGGCACGTTGAATCCAAAGTCTAAGCCATACACTGTCTCACCTTCTGGCATTTGCTCTGTTGTGCGATAATGCGTGTAGATGAGGTCTTGGCTTAGTCCACGCTCACCAAGTCCGTAGATTTGCCAATAGTTGGGGTCTGCATCTTTTAATCGCTCTAATTCGTCAACCAGTTCTTTTGGAAGGAAAGGATTGTCTTTGAAAGTAGTAATATAAAAATCAGCATCGTCTCTTGGAATCACATCATCGTAAATCCATGAGGAGATGTCCGATGGGTTATAGTCAATCACTATCTTACCTTCCGTACGCATGATAAGTTGCATCCATGCTTCGTAACTAAGTTCATTGGCTTCATTGCAGAATAAATAGGTTCTAGCCCTACCTCGAATCTTTTGTGGTTGATCAGCACTAACGAACTCGACCACGTTACCATTAAGCTGATATATTTGTTCTGTCTTATTGTGATTATCTTCAGAATATATTCCAAGTCTAGAAAGTATATCCACAAAGTCGCGTAGGACTGAACCTTTTATACTTGGGAGAGATTGCCTCACTATCGTTAATGTCTTACCATTCTCTTGGAGTAGTTTTACAATAAACCAAATAAGGATATTGTAAGTCTTACCACTACGAGAACCTCCTTGCATGACCGTAATGCGCTTTTTTGAGTCCTGCAATATTTCAAAGATCTTATTAGTCTGAAGTTTAGCGTCCATAGTCCGAGTTTTATAGTTTTTCTAAAAATTTAGTATTAGTGTTTGGGTTGAAAAAGTAGGTATAAAAGTGGGGTCATTAGTGTATGTGGTTTTTATCTAGACATCATTTTTATAGCTACCAGATTTTGGTTTTGCCCCCGCCCCCGATTCAATGTTTAAACTTTAAGTCCCCCCCATTAGTGGCCGCCTCTTTGCCTCTTTGTCATGCCCTTCACGTTAAACAAAATACACAATTGCAAATAACTAGTATTATGTTAAATAGAAAAGTTTAAACAAACATGCTAGTTTGTCGCCTCTTCCATGATCTGCACATTCGGTTTAATGACCTCAATTTGTACTTGGTTCAATTGGCCCTCGATCTTGCTTTCAATTCGTTGCGTAGGCATACCCATGTAATATTGGTAAAACAATTGGACGGCCTTCATATCATTGCGCATCAAATTATATTCCAGGGCCTGGAATGCCTTGCTTTCCATTGGGGCCAGCTTCATCATAATTTCATGTTCTTCTAGCCTTCTCTTTCTTCCTGCTCCTTCCCTTGCTCCGCCTCTTTTGCTCTTCCTCTCTTCTATCTTTGCCGTCAATTGTTGATCAGTCATTGTTGTTTAGTTTGATTTTATTTGAATATTCAGAGATGCTCTTGTTTTGTTTTTCAATATTTTGTATAGCTTCCAGGTTATGTGTATGCCCTTTGTCATCTGGTTTATCACGCTCAAACAAACGAAATGTAACCCAGCCGTCCTGGCCTTCTAAATCTTTTATATATTGTTGAAAATCAGCTACATATAAATGAATGTAAACTGATCCTTCCTTTCCTTTCTTTATGTAAAACCCTTTACGGCGCATTATAAGCAACAAATTACCAATGTTTTGCGCTATATTCTAGCCATGAAAACACATGATGTGAATAACTTTGTTAATAAAAAAAAAATATAAAATATTTTGTCTAATTAAAAATGTTAGTATATTTGTATAAACAAACCACAAACAATGAAAAAACAAATTACTTCAAATGCTTTTCCGCTTATTATTGCGGCCGCTTTTTATTCTGTAATCTATTTAATCAACTATTTAAATTTTTAATCATGAACAATTCACAACTCTGCCACAACTGGGCAAACAAAATCAAATCATCTGGCAAGGGATCTAGTATGTTTTATGAAAATGATAGTATTTATTCATACGGCTACCATTTTAAGATCGCTAAATTTTTTAAAGATGTGAATAATGAAGATTTCATATTATTTACTACTAGGTCTTATTCAAATACAACGGCAAAACATAAAGGCCATGTTTTGAGCTCTATTCCTTCAAACATTACTGTTATTCATTGTTACGATGTTGACCCTGGATTTTATGGCCATAAATCAAACATCTTGCAATATTTAAATAATTGCAAACAATTTATAAAAGATGCTGAGAAATCTATAAAATATAAGACTCAGAATTTAGCTCATGCAATTAGCCAATATGAGCAATGCAAAAAATATATCTTTTCATTTGGTTTGAATATAAAAGATTTTAACTCAATTGAGTTGCAATCAGATGATCCAGAATATACCTTTAATCAATGCTCAGAATTAATTTCTGATTTTCAAAATTCAGATAAATACAAAACCTGGTTAAAAAATCAAGAAGTAAAAGCAAAGAAAATAGAGGCTGATCAAATTATAAAAAATGCTGAAAATATAGATAAATTTAGAAATTTTCAGATTTCAACAGTTAACGGGATATCTAGTCATTTGCTTAGATATAATGCAGAAACAAACAATATTGAAACATCGGGCGGGGTAAAAATGCCAGTTGATGAATTTAAAAGGGCATTCAATCTATTTAAAAACGGTTTAATAAGAATAGGGGATAAGATTGAGCATTACGTATTTAATGGTGAAAATGACAATTTTATAAAAGTAGGGTGCCATAAAATAGAGAGAAACGAAATTTTTAACCTAGCAAATCAAATATCATGAAAATGAATAAACAATTACTTTACTTAATTATTGCGCTTATTTGCGCAGGTATTATTTTAGGGCAAATTCAAGATAATTTCTCACGCTAAAATATTTAAAATGAATTACATATCATTAAAAATACCACAAGACGAACACGAAATCAATCTAAAATTAGAAGTGTCTGATTTAAAGATTTTGCACAACGCTTGTGTTGATATTTTAAGAGAATACCCAGAAATGATAGGATATCAAAGGGTGCAAAACAAATTGAATGAAATAATTAAATCAAATCACAATGAAACAAACCAAACCAAAAAAACAAGGAAAAAAGATTTCTGAAATGCCAGAAAAAGAAATTCAAAAGCAATTGACTGAAAAACTGGTAAAATCTGGTATTTCTAAAGATTTCCTAGAAAAGCATTTTTTTGTCATGAAATTAGGTTAACTGACGAAGGCTAGATGCCAGAAACGATTTAGAGCCTTTTTAAGGCTCTTTTTCGTATTAACCAATACTTACCTAGTGGAACAGATAGAAAGCCTCTACAATTGGCTAGAAATGAACTACAAGGCACTTGCTCAAAGCTATGCAGACTGGGAGAACCCAAATAACCTCCCTTTTGCCCTTTATTGCATTGCTATGTATGTTAAGCATCAATCTATAAAATGACCCGACAACGGTATTCATTTTGTAGCATTTCGGCCAGTTCTGATAGATTAACGTCATACGGGACAAATACTGAAATTCTTTTATCGATCATGTAACGGGTTGAGATATACTCTTGAATTGATCGTAAGGCATTTTGGATATTTTCGTCCTTGATGCTTAATAAGTCATTTATGACAGATATGCCATGAATGACGCTAGTGTGATCTGTATTTGTTAACTGGCCAATTTGCTTCAATGTTGCGCCGTAGTAATATTTGGATAAATAGTAAAACAGATGACGACAAACAACCAATTCCCGAAAACGCCCCTTTGTTTTTACGCGGTTAATATCTTGACCCATGACAAAGCATACCCCTTCCAAAACGTTTACCAATTCCATAGTTTATATTTAAAGTTTAATAATGACAAAAACCCCAAAAACCCGCAACCGCCAAAAACCCTCAAGCGCACCAAAAACTTTCCGCAACAAAAACCCCACAAAAACTCCCGCGCCAAAAACCTTTTCGGAACCGTTTCGGTTTCGATCTGCCAAAAATCCCTAAGCCCACCAAAAACTTTCCAATACCATTTTCCCAATTCGCCGCAATTCTCTATATACCCCACCCTATTAAAAAATATAAAAATAAATACCCCCTGGCTAAAATATTAAAAAAATGGACTACATGGACTACAAGAGTGATTATCAACGACTTCTGCGCTACAAATG